TATTTACTCGTTTTATACGGGTCAATACCATGTCTCATACTTATCTCAGGGCATAGCATGTTCCTGAATAAGTATGGCCGGTCGATGAGGTTAATAGCGTCATCGAGCGTGGTGAATCCATAGCTTTTAGCTAAGGCCACCTTGTCGCTGTAACGTAAATCGTTCCAGTCGGCATCCGGAACTCCAGCTAACAGCTTGAGATCCGGGCCGTCGATTCCTTGGACTAAGTCCTTCATCGACAACGTTTCGCGTATCTGGGTATCTATTAGATCCTCTTGTACACCTCTCTGCCGTGCGTTGGTTGCAAAACTTCCAACTACTCGACGCAGAAAGTGAGATGCGCTGCCATCAAGAGATTTCTTGATAGCGGCTAAGTGGTACTCCGGTATATCCGAGAGTATGGATTCCATTTCGGTCTTTGACCGGTGGAATCCCGGGACTTCAAGACCTCCCAGTTTAACTGGAAGGTAGCGAAGGTAGAGCGTTGAGGGTAAAAATGCCCCCATTCGTTCTTCCCACCGTCGGGACACTAGTGGTACTAGTGCCTCGAATCCTCCCCCAAGCCAAGCTAGCATGCCGTGCATCTGACGGGCCTTACCCATTGCTGGGTTCGGTTCATCTTTGCCCTCATGTTCCTTGGAACAGGGAGAGAGGAGTCTAACCTTCATCGCATCGATGTGAGGTTGACGAAGGTATGGTTTATCTTTCAGGGCGGTTTCACCCCCCCAGATTTCATCATCCTTCAGTCCTACTGTGCAGATCATTTCTTCACAATAGAACGCGCCCACAGTACTTATAAAGTTCTGTGGCCACGATACCTTCATCCCATTAGCGTCATGGTTGACACTAATGCGTTCTAGGTATCTTCGGGGACCTTGACCACAATGGTCGTCTCCGGAACAGGTGAAATGTCTCCACTTGATAAGTGGAGGACCGCCAGATCCCCGAATGAGGGAGTAAAACTCCTCGTCGGTGGCATCCATCATACGATGGGTGAAACGAAGTGCAGACTCGTACTCCGCGCACAAATTGTGCAGCGTAAGTACAGCCTTGGCTCCGGGGTCTCCCATAAGGATACCCCGGGACGTGTGTTGATCGATTCGATCATCCACTGGTCCTTCGTATGTCCTAGCTGAACAGAGTAATTCAGCACAGACTGACATGTATGCAGATTCTATCTGCATCCCGTCCATGAAACCCTCAAGCATCGCTTGAGAGTATTCGTGCACACAGAAATCTGTGGCTGTGGTTAAGTCACTACTTAGGAAGTAGCGATCCCTTTTAGGAGGTGGCCCCGTTTTACGGAGACCCTTAACCCATTCAAACATTTGCCACCCGCGGGTAAGACCCGCGTGTGCAGATGGATGAACCTTGAGAAAGGCGATCAGTTCATGACTGAATGGTTGAAGAAATTCTGTCAACCACGCCTCTCCCACGGTGACGATCCTGGACTTTGCACCAGGCTCACCGATTGCGCTCGCACGGATCGAAGGATCCGTGCTGCCCCTCCGGAGAAGATTTTCTTCTCGACGAGAGCGGTAAGGACTGCCTATTAGGCAGCCCCGAGCAATCCCGGCCTCGATAGACCATTGCAGGATTTGGTAACCTGTAACACCATCGAGACCGTATAAGGGATCCTCGTACTTGAAATTTTCAAAGTCGAGGCTCATGAACTCGGAGCTTTCTCCGAATTCGCGAAATGCGGCTTGTGCTTTGATACCTTCCATGAACCCTTCCGGGTCAGGTCGGCACATTGTCATCCACCGCGGGAC